TCCAATACCTACACCAATTCCGCGGGAGTGACCCGGTACAGCCCCTTATCGGACTGGACCCATGAGGACATCCTCGCGTACATCCATTACCGCAGCCTGAACCTCCCCCCGATCTACGGGTGGAAGAACGGGTATCTGTGCGGAACGCACCCGTGGCCGGCAAGACAATGGACCGGCACCACGGAGAACGGCTGGGCGGAAGTAGACGGGATCGACCATTCGATCGTCGAAGCCGCATCTGCAGCCGGGATCGACTCGGAAACCGATTATCTCACCGCTTGCAGGCGGTAACCACTTGCCGCTGCGCCTCCAGAACGGAGGACAGCATGAAAGCAGTAGCTATGATGCTCTCGGCATTGAAGCAGCCGGAGAAGAACGTCCGGATCCATACCGAGCAGCAGTTAAAGGAGTTTGAGCGCAGCGTTACGATGTTCGGGCAGCTGCGGCCGATCGTGGTAGACGAGGATAACGTGATCCTCGCAGGGAACGGGCTGTACGAAACGCTCGTCCGGATGGGGAAGGAGAAAGCCGACGTCCTGAAGATGGAAGGGCTGACCCCGAACCAGAAGAAAAAGCTCATGATTGCCGACAACAAGATCTTTTCCCTCGGCATTGAGAACCTGGATACGTTCAATGAATTCCTGACGGACTTAAACGGGGATCTTGACATACCGGGCTATGATACGGAACTGCTGACCCAGATGGTCGCGGATACGGCAGGCGTCACCGAACAGCTTTCCGGGTACGGGACGATCTCGCCGGAGGAAGCACAGGAGATACGGGAGCAGGAAGAACGCAGGAACGCACACGCGCCGGAAACAGCGCAGGGAGCGTCGATCGTGCCGGTACCGGTCCAGAATGATACGTCTGGCGGGGACCGGCCTTTTGTCGTTTGCCCGAAATGCGGCGAGAAGATATGGCTGTAAGGAGGAAGACGGGAGACATCGATGTGGTGGAAGCCGGAAGAAGACGGATCGAGAACGTGTTCCGGAACAATCTTCCGGTGTTCATGAGTTTTTCCGGCGGCAAGGATTCCCTCTGCATGGCAACGCTCGTCATGGACCTGATCCACCAGGGCAAAATTGACCCGCACCAGCTGACGGTGCAGTTTATCGACGAGGAAGCCATCTTCCCCTGTATCGAGAAGACCGTCAAGGACTGGCGGCAACGGTTCCTGATGGCAGGGGCATCCTTTGAGTGGTACTGCGTGGAGGTGCATCACTTCAACTGCTTTAACGAGCTGTCGAATGACGAAAGCTTCTACTGCTGGGACCGCCTGAAGAAAGACGTATGGGTAAGACAGCCGCCGCCTTTCGCGATCCGGAATCACCCGCTGCTACGGCCGCGGATCGACGCCTATCAGGATTTCCTGCCGCGGACAACGACCTCGGGCATTACGATCACCGGGATCAGGACGGCGGAATCCGTGCAGCGGCTTCAGAACATAGCAGCCATGAACCGGGCCGGGAAGTCTATGACGAACAAGCATCAGGTATTCCCGATCTACGACTGGACCAACAAGGATGTCTGGCTTTTCCTCCTGAACAATCAGGTGGAGATCCCGGACATTTACTTATATCTGTGGCAGGCAGGGACGAACCGGGGACAGTTACGGGTTTCCCAGTTCTTTTCCGTCGATACCGCACGTTCCCTCGTGAAGATGAACGAATATTACCCCGATCTGATGGACCGGGTGATTAAGAGGGAACCGAACGCCTACCTCGCAGCCCTTTACTGGGATTCCGAAATGTTCGGGAGATCTTCCCGGGTACGGAAGAAGAACGAGGAAGGGGAAAACGCAAAGGATTACCGAGGCACGCTGATCACGATGTTCTCGCACATGGATACCTACTTCCCAAACGAGCATAAACGCTATATCGCGGAACGGTACCGCAACTTCTTCATGCAGGTATCCGCTATCGTGACGGATAAGGAATGCAAGATGATCTATGAAGGACTGATCTCAGGAGATCCGAAGCTCAGAACCTTCCGGGCGTTATACTCCCGAATCTACGGCCGGTACATTCAGGAAGCCAAGAGGAAGGAGGTGACACAGAATGGATAAGATCATGCAGCCTTCCACTACGCTTCGGTGGGTGAACCGGGAGGATTTGAAGCCCAATTCCTACAACCCCAACCGTGTAAGCCGGGAAAACCTCGAACTGCTGACACAAAGCATTTTCGTGAACGGATGGACGCTTCCGATCGTCTGCCGTCCCGATATGACTATCATCGACGGTTTCCACCGCTGGATGGTAGCGGGACCGGACTGGAAGTATATCCCGCCGTCCGAACATGCCGACCGCCGCACGCTTTACGAGCGTTTGGGCGGGAAAGTGCCGGTCGTGATCGTGGCCCATGCGGACCATGCGGAGGATATCTACGGCACCGTGACCCATAACCGGGCGCGCGGCACGCATCTCCTCGGTCCCATGAAGCACATCGTGAAAGAACTCCTTGACTCGGGAAAGACCGTGGATGAGATCGGAAAGCAGCTCGGGATGAAACCCGAGGAAGTGTTCCGGCTCTCCGACTTCTCGAAAGAGGATTTTCTTCGGATGATGGCAGGAGACCATAAAAGCTATTCCAAGGCCTCGTTCATCACCAAGTTATAAACATATCCACACGCAGTAAGCACGAAATGACGAGCAAACCGCTAAATTACGGCGCCGGGGCAGTCTCCGGCGGCATGGTCTGAAATACGAAAAACAACCAAACCGGAAGGAGGGACGGGGAATGCCAAGGGCACCGAGTGAGAAAGCCCGCGAAGCTTACAAGATGTTCAAGCAGGGATCGAAACTGGTCGAGATCGCGGAAAAACTGAAAGTTCCGGCATCGACCGTCCGCCGTTGGAAGTTTGACCACAAGTGGACCCCGGGTGCTAAAAAAAAACAATCCGAACGTTCGGATTCCAAACCGAACGAAACCGAACGGAAAGCGAGCGTTCGGAAACACCGGAGTGACGGGCAGAAGGGAAACGTAAACGCTGCCGGGAGCACCAACAGGGGGAATCCGGATCCGAATACCAAAAGGCATGAAGCCTATTCCCGGATCTACTGGGACACGCTGGACGATGACGAGAAGGAACTGCTGAATAACATGCCGAAATCCGAGGAAGATATCCTCGAAGAACAGATCGCGCTGTACTCCATCCGGGAGCGGCGGATCATGAAGGCGATCGACAAGTACCGGAAGTCGGGTTCGGAAATCTACCTCGACGCGCAGCAGATGATGGAAACGAAGCGGAAGTTCAAGGACGAGGAAGAGAAGGCCGAATATGAGAGACGGCAGCAGGTAAAGATCGACGCCGGCGACCGTTTGCCGGGTGAATCTTACAACCTGCAGAGCATGACGCAGAACAAGGACAACATCGTGATCCGTCTGGAACGGGAACTGTCGGTCGTACAGGAGAAGAAGTCTCGGGCCATTCAGGCACTGGCCGAGATCCGGTTGGAGAAGGAACGCATGCACGGATCCGCGGAAGCGAACGAAGCCCTAAGAGTATGGGCGCAGCAGGTCATGGAGGAACGAAAACATGAAAACGATGGAGAGTAGCTGGCTGAAGGATTTCATAGCGGAATCCGTTCCGATCTGGAAGGCCGAGCCCGTCGTGTTCACGAAGGAAGTCCTGCGGATGAACTGCGACGACTGGCAGAAGCAGGTCCTGAACGATCTTCGGGATAACCCGTACGTCGCTGTGAAGTCCGGACAGGGCGTCGGCAAGACCGCCGTGGAAGCGGCATCGCTTCTTTGGTTCCTGACGTGCTTTTCCTTTCCCCGGATCGTGGCGACCGCACCGACCAAGCAGCAGCTGCATGACATCCTCTGGTCCGAGATCGACAAGTGGATGAACAACAACCCCCTGCTGCCGATGATCTTACGGTGGACCAAGACCTACGTATACATGCAGGGCTATGAGAAGCGGTGGTTCGCCGTCGCAAGGACAGCGACCAAACCGGAGAACATGCAGGGATTCCACGAAGACAACATGCTCTTTATCGTCGATGAAGCACCGGGCGTCTCTGAGCCCATTATGGAAGCCGTCATGGGTACGCTGGCCGGCAAGAACAACAAACTGCTGATGATGGGAAACCCGACGAAGAACTCCGGGATGTTCCACGACGCGTTCACGTCGGACCGGGCGCTGTTCAAGTGCCACACGGTATCCAGTGAAGACGTAAAGCGGACGAACAAGGACAGCATCGAAGCCATGAAGCGGAAGTACGGAGAGAACAGCAACGTGGTCCGGGTGCGTATCAAGGGCGAGTTTCCGTTGCAGGAAGACGATGTGTTCATCCCGATCAGCTGGATCGAGCAGAGCATCAAGACGGAGATCTCGGACGAAACCCTGAAAGCCCTGGGGCGGTACAAGAACGAAGACGGCACGCTGCTTCCCCCGGATTTCTCCGGGGTGGCGAACATCTCGATCGGATGCGACGTGGCCCGGTTCGGGGATGACAAGACCTGCATCGGGTACCGCGTGAATGAATATTCGAAGATCTTCAAGAAGGTGAACGGACAGGATACCACATGGACGGCATCGACGCTCGCACAGTTATACCTCCACCTGAAGGACCGGTTCCGGTACAAGGAACGGATCGCGATCAAGGTGGATGACGGCGGCGTAGGCGGCGGCGTCGTGGACCAGCTCCGGAAGTTCAAATTCGACAACCCGAAACTCTATGAGCAGATGGAAGTCGTGGCCGTGAACTTCGGACAGCCGATCAAGCATAAGTATTACGCGGACACCACCACTTACATGATGGCGGTCCTGAAAGACCTGATCGAGCCGACGGACGAGAGCGGAAAAGAGAAAATACCGGAGATCGTACTGCCGAACGATGACGACCTGGTCGGGGAGTTATCCGTCCGGAAATACGGATTTTTGAGCAACGGGAAACAGAAGGTAGAGAGCAAGGAAGAGATGAAGAAGCGCGGGCTGCATAGCCCGGATGAAGCGGACTGCATGCTCCTCGTGTTCCTGCCGGTCAAATTCGGAAAAGAAAGGAGAACCGAGAATGGGTCAGCACAATAAGTACGGGGTAAAGGTCATTCAGTCGCGGAAGTTTGAGACCCCGGACGTGTTCACGAACCGGTATAAACCGGTCGAGAAATCGGATAAGCCGGAGCAGATCACGAATACGAACCTGACGAATGCCTCGGAATGGATCTATTCGCCGATCGACCAGCGGGGCTTGAAAGTCCTCGTGGATGACTCGACGATCCTTCCGCAGTGCATCCGTGCCTATGCGAACAATATCGCGGGCTTCGGGCTGAACGTGAAGTACAACGACGATTACGATGAGGAATCTGACGAGATGACGACGGAGTTCGACCTCTTGAAGAAAACGCTTGCCCTCCTGAACATGGACATGCAGACGAAGGAGCTCTTCGAGAAGATCATCACGTCGAGGGAAACGTACGGGATCGCCTATGCGGAAGTGATCCGGGATATCGACGGGCATGTGATCGAGATGGATTTCATCATCGACACCCCGACGATCACCAAGACCTATCCCATGGAACCGTACATTGAAACGCCGTACTTCTACAAGGGCGAGCAGATGACACGGAAGAAGATGTTCCGGAAATACAAGCAGGAACTGAACGGAAAAACGGTCTACTTCAAGGAGTTCGGGGATCCCCGGACCATGAACAAGCATAACGGCCTGTACGTGGTGGACAACAAACTGGTCACTTCGGACCAGAGGGATTCGCAGTCGGATCCGGTCGAGCTTCAGGATCAGGCGAACGAGATCATCGAGTTTGCGTTAGGAGAAATGCCCTACGGGGAAGTACGCTGGATCGGACAGGTGCTGACCGTGGACGGGAACCGCAGGGCCGAGATCTTAAACAACAACTATTTCCGTCTCGGAAGACATACGCCGCTCATGATTATCATCAAGAACGGAACGCTCTCGTCCGAATCGGAAACCGCCCTGCAGACGTACATGGATGATATCCGGGGTGAGGCGGGACAGCATTCGTTCCTTCTGCTCGAAGCGCAGAACGACGAAACGACGACCGACTTCGAGGGCAAGGAGAAACCGGACGTCGAGATCAAGGACCTCGCATCCATCCTGCAGAAGGATGAACTGTTTCAGGACTATGAGGAGAACGGACGGAAGAAAGTGCAGAGCGCATTCCTCCTGCCGGACCTGTATGTCGGGTACACGAAGGACTTCAACCGGGCGACCGCACAGGCAGCCATGGAAGTGACGGAGAAGCAGGTGTTCCAGCCGGAGCGTATCGCCCTCGCATGGATCATCAACAACAAGCTCCTGAACGACTACGGTTTCAAGTATGTGGAAGCGTACTTCGAATCGCCCGACATCACGAACCCGGACGATATCCGCGGCATCCTCGCCGTCACGAACCAGGCAGGCGGCCTTACCCCGAACGTCGCCAAGGAACTGACGTACAAGACCCTCGGGAAAGACAACTGCGAAGACTACGAGGGAGACTGGGGCGATACGCCGATCGCGGTGCAGAACCGCATCTCTTCCGAGAAGAACGCAGCCGTAACGGCACAGGAGAACGCGGCCGCATTAAATAACCTGAACGGTCAGAAACAGCCCGACAGCGCAGTATCGAAGCCTACAGAGGCAACGGACAAGCAGCCGCAGAACCCGCCGAAGAAGACAGGCACCAAAGCGGCGGAAGATGCGCAGAACGCGGATGTCACGGAGTCGGCGAAGGTAACGGCGGACGACCTGAAGGGAATGGACAAGCAGATCAAGAAGGCAGCGGAAGACGGACGGGATGACCTGATCCCGATCATGAAGGAAATCCGGAAGGCGCTGCGTGAATACCGGGAGGGAAAATGATGAGCCGTCTGATCGATGCGATCTTAAAGGACGCCGGCCCTATCGCAGACGAGATTGACCGGTACCTTGCGAAAGCGGATGACAATCTGGAAAAGACCCTGCGCAGTCAGGGATACAAGAAAGCGAAGCAGACCGTAAAGCAGGTGAACGACACCTCGGACGAGATCGCGGACGAGCTGCAGAGCCAGTCGGAGGACGTGGCCGGTGCTTTAGATTCCATCGGGGACGACACGCCGATCGACGATCCGAAGGTCATGCGCAATTTGAAGAATGTCATGTCGAAGGACAAGACCGGGAAGAGGATATCGGCAGCGGTCATGCGGATGTACGGAAACAACGTTCTGGACCTCGCGAACGAGTACATGCAGGATTCGGACGGAGGACTGGTCGTCGATACGCTCACGAAACGGACTAGCGCATGGATGGCTTCCTGGGGCGGACAGCTTGACACATGGGTAGAGGAAACGACGCAGGGGCAGGTATCGAACCTGATCGTGTCTTCCGTAAACGAAGGGAAGTCCGTCGCCGAAGTCTCCCGGATGATCCTGGACGGCGAATGGCGTGACGAGTACTATCAGGCACAGCGCATCTCCTTAACAGAAATGCTCCGGTGCCATTCGGTGGCGCAGAACGAGGCGATCATCCAAGACCCGGCAGCCTCAAAGAAACAGTGGGTGCATTCCGGGGCCTATAAGATCGAACCCCGGCCCAATCATGTGAAGATCAGCGGGCAGATCGTGGGGAAGGATGAACCGTTCGTGCTGGAAGGCGCCGACGGGAATACCTACTATCCGATGTACCCACGGGACCCGAACCTTCCGCCGGGCGAATCCATCAACTGTCATTGCGTCTGCCGTGCGATCGCGGACGAGAACATTCTCGGGTACAGCCTTGAGGAACGGCAGCAGATGCAGCAGGACATCATCGATGCGCGGGATGCGTCGTTTGATGACGAAATCGACGCCAAGGCGCAGCTGGAAGCGGAGATCGCAAGGTCAAAGAAGAAGTAACACGGCACCCGAAAGGGTGCTTTTTTCATGCCTGAAAGCGAGAAAGGAGGATTACCCATGCAGAGAAGAACGGAAACCATCAACCGGACGCATGAAGGGAGGTGATCCTTATTATCTCGGAACTGTCCGTTAAACAGCAAAAACCATAAGGAGGTGGAGAAATTGCCAGAAGCAATCACAAAGGCATTCGCTATCACGAATGCGAAGATCAGCTTCGTGTCCCTGGTCGATAAAGCGGCGAACAAGAAGCAGTTCCTCATCACGAAAGCGGATGACGGATCGGCGAAGTTCACCACCTACGGCAGGATCCTCAAAGCTGACGCAGACAGACATTTCGTGACCGGGATCGTGTATGAACCGGACACGGAAGATACGCAGGGCGAGTACATGACCGAGGAAGAGATCATCAAGGCAGAATCGTGGTTCATGAAGAACTCCGGGGCCGTGGACATCCAGCACAACTTCGAGAAGTGCGCCGGGTGTTCCGTCGTCGAGTCCTTCGTCGCCAAGTCCGACATGACGATCGAGGAAAAGCCCGTAAAGAAGGGCAGCTGGGTCATGACCGTCGAGGTAACGGATCCGGATGTGTGGACCGCCATCAAGAAAGGCGAAATCACCGGGTTCTCAATGGGCGGCATGGCGGAAAGAGGGAAAGAGGATGTAGACCTTGACCCCGTCACCAAGAACGAAACGAAGCGGGTAGCGCCGTTCGTCAAAGGACTGGCGCGGCTCTTCGGTTACGACGTCGTCCGCAAGGAAGACGATTCGTTTACCGAGGAATACGCCGAGCACATCCGGAACACGAACTTCTATACCGCGTTCGATACCCTGAACGGAATGCTCTGCAGATATCCGCATGATGGATACCCGGGCGATCATCCGGAGTATGAGAAGGACGAAACAAAGATCCGTCAGGCACTTACGGAGTTCTCGGACGTCATCACGAACCTGCTGACACAGGATTCCGTTTCCATGGCACTGCAGAAAGCGGCAGAGGAATCTCCGGTCATGAAGTCGGGCCGGAAATTATCATCCACGAATCATAAGACCCTGAAAGGGATCTATGAGAGTTTGGGATCGTTTCTTGCACAGTTCGAAGAAGGAGAAACGGATCCGGACACAACAAAAATAGAGAAGGAGGAAGAAGCGATGGAAAAGGCAGAAGTACAGAAGCTGATTCAGGAAGAGATCGCCAAGAGTCTGGATCCGATCAAAGAAAAATTATCGGGAATCCAGAAAGACGAGGGAGCTCCTGCAGCCGCACCGGCTACAGATCCGACCACGCCCGCAGCGACCGCAACCGAACCGGCTGCCCCGGCAGCAGGCACGGAGGGTGAGAAGAAACCCGAAGACACAGCACCGGCAGCAGCGGCACCTGAAGCAGTCACGCCCGAACAGGTCAGCAAGATGATCGCGGAAGCGGTAAGCAAAGCCGTTGCCCCGGTCACGGAGAAGATCGACCTGGTCATGAAGGCGCGCGGCATCCAGAGCAATCTGAACGCAGCGGCCGGAAGCACCGTGAAGAAGAGCGAAGAGCACTATCTCCACGGGATCCTGTAACCAATTTCAACCAACATCAAACCATAAGGAGGAAAACATTTATGCCTAACACAATCGACATCATCAACAAAGCAGCGAATGACCCGATCAACACGGGCGCGCTGACCCATGGCCTGCTTTCCGCGGAACAGTCCAAGAAGTTCCTGCAGCAGACTTTCGAAGCAACGAACCTCGGACCGATGGTCCGCCATGAAATGCGCGTTGCGAAATCCGGAGAGATCGACAAGATCGGCATCGGATCTCGTCTGCTCCGCGCCAAAGTGGAGAACAACGACGATGGGTACCGCGCCGGCATCAACACCAGCGCCGTCACCTACAGCACCGTGGCAGTCCGTCTGCCGTGGGAAATCACCGAGGAAGCCCTTCGGGAGAACATCGAAGGACAGAACCTCGAGAATGTAATCACCGGACTCATGGCAACCCAGGTCGGTATCGACAACGAAGACCTCTGCCTGAACGGCGACAAGGAAACCGCTTCCACGGTTGCGGATTACGCATTCCTGAAGCTGAACAACGGATGGATCAAGAAGATCAAAGCCGGCGGTCATGTGACGGATGCGGCTTCTTCCGAAATGAGCCTTGACATGTTCTACAAAGCCCTTCAGGCTCTGCCGAACAAGTACAACAACGGAAAACTCCGCTGGCTCATGAGCCCGAAGCGAGCGCAGGCATGGACCCTGTTCCTCATGAACAAAGTCATCACGAACGGAGGAGCGGTCCCGGATGCGGTTTACCAGTCCCCGGCTGCCATCCCCGCCGTGCAGTGCCCGTCCATGGATGATAACACCATCCTGCTCACGGATCCGCAGAACCTTTGCGAGGTCAACACCTACGCAATGCAGATCCGCAAGACCACCGAAGGCAAGGAAGCGATCATGATGGACAAGCGGTTCTATGTGATCCACTACGACATCGACTCCATCATTGAGGAAGTCGACGCAACCGGAATCATCGAAAATCTTAAATCACTCTGATAAGGAGGAAATACCATGTCGAAACTGTTACTGACGAAAGGCGCATCTTACCATGTGCTCGGGAAAGTGAAGTTTGACGCTGTGAAAGGCGTTCCGGTTACCGTCGAAGATGCGGATTTAAAGAAGTATCTGCTTGACAGCGGGCACTTCGAAGAAGTTAAGGACGATGCGAAAGCGGAAGTCCCGGAAGCAAAGACCGGAACGATCACGGTAGATGACGTCCCTGTCAAGGGCGGCAAGGCGTCGAAGAAATCCGACGCGGTCCCCGGATTCGAGTCCTGATATGACGCGGCCGTGGGTAAAGCCGGAAGAAGTCGTAGCGTATACGCAGAACGACGCGGTCAAGAAGCGAGATTCTACGCTGCTTGCCTTCGACATCGCTCGGGCAGAAACGTATGTGATCTTCCGTACTCACAACGACTTCACGGCAGATGCGTACAAAAGTGATATTCCGGATGATGTGCGGAAAGCGGTCATCATGCTTGCCGAAGCATACGCCCTGAAAGCCATTCAGTCAGCGAAGGGAACCGTACAGTCTGAGACGTTCGACGATTATTCGTACACGTACAGCGACACGGACCTGATCGACTCGCTGGGCTTGGGGCCGCTCCTTTCCCCGTATATTCTCGGGGAGACCTACGGGAGCATGAGACTGAAACTGATACGCCTGTAAAGGAGGGCAGAAATGGCAATCGAAAATCTGTGGGATCACAAATGTGATATCTATCATCTGGCGAAGGCAACCGGGGTCGGAATTGGATTCGGTGTCACGACTAACTCTTTCTCCTACCCGGACACCCCGGATGAAGCAGACGTTCCGTGCCACTTCAAGATCAATCCCTCCGCGTCGCTCACGCAGACCGAATCGGTAAACGAGTATATCGAGAACGGGAAGGTTAACTTACCCGCCGGAACGGATGTCCGCGTGAATGACAAGATCGTATGGAAGGAAAACGGCCTGATCTATTTTGCCGAGATCCCGAAGTCGATCATCAACATGCGCACCAAGGAAGAACACCATATCGCTGTCACGATCCAGCGGAAGGGCAAAGTGAAAGGAGCAATCTGATGGGACTATATGTGAAAGTAGATTCCGAAGATTTCCGTAAGCTCATCGACAAATTTGACAAGGCCGGGAAAGGGGAGCTGAAGCAACAGCTTCTGCTCTTTCTTCAGGCACTGGGGGATGATTTCCTCCGCGTCGTGCAGGATGAGATCATACGGAAAAAAACCGTCGATACCAGATTGCTCCTGAACTCCTTCCAGAAAGGCGCCGAGGGAAATCTCTATATCTTGAACGAAGGCGACCTTTCGCTGGAGATCGGGACGAACGTGGAGTATGCGCAGTGGGCGGACAAGGGCCACAACACAAACCCGCCCGGCGTGGAGACACGCTGGGTTCCGGGCGTGTGGAAAGGGAAACGTTTCGTTTACGACCCAAGCAAAAAGACCGGAATGCTCTTGAAGCAGCACTGGGTAGAAGGTTCCCATTACTGGGAATCCGCCATCGACATCATGTACAAGATGATGCCTACGCTGCTCTATAAGAAGATTCAGGAATGGATCGATTCATATTTTGCTTAAAGGAGGAGATAGGATGTTCAAACTCGAGGTCGAAGTCGCGAGCATTTACTACTTTATCGACGGCATCCTGTCGCCGATCAACTACAACGGTATTTTGACGAAAATCAACTCGTATTTCAAGGAAGTACCGGAAGACATGCTGACGCCGGCGGTTTACTACCCGCTCCCCAGACAGGATTCCTTCAGCTGGTCCACGAATGCGTTCAAGCGTCCGTTCACCATGTACGTCAATTTCTTCGATCATGAATCGACGGAAGCGTACATGATGGCGAAAAACGTACAGGACGCCATTCTCGCGGGTCGCTGCAAGATCCCTGTCGTGGATGAGAACGGCGAGAAGACGAGCAGTCATTTCCGCGTAGGCTTTCCCACAATCGACCGGGTAGAAAACGGCGTATGGGAACTGCAGCTGACGTGGGACCGCTACACCCAGTATACGGATGCGGTGGTGACTATGGCACAGCAGTACTTCATGAACGGGAATACCCTCGGAGGATAATGCAATGGCGAAAAAGATTTCAGCTGACGCTTCGGACGAAAGCCTGAAGACGAAAGCAACGGAAGCGCAGGAAACCGTCGTGATAGAGCCTGTGAACGCAGAACCGGCAAAACCGGCCTTCCCGTTCAGCGTGCTCCGAAACAAATGCTTCCAGCTGTTCGGGGTAACGAGCAGCACGTTCGACGGCGCAACAAGCGGCTTGAGCCAGCTTCGGCAGTATACGATCGGCGAAGTCGCTGAAACTATCAACAACTGGTTAAAGAAGGAGGTTCACTAATTATGGCTGGTGGAAATTTCGACATTAATGTCGGCAAAATCAGACCGGGCGTATACGTCAACGTGAAGTCGAAGAAGACGCAGAAGCCCTCGAACTCTTCCCGTGGTATCGCAGTCGTACCGCTCGTCGGGTACAACTGGGGACCGAGCGGGGAGTTCATCAAACTGTCCTGTGAAGCACCGGACAGCGCCATCACAAAGCTGGGTCACAGCGTCTATGATGACAATGACTTCATGCTCCTGATCCGTGAGATCTTAAAGCGTGCGACGACCTGCTATGTCTACCCGATCAACTCCGGGGTCAAGGCGGCTGCCACGGTTTCCGGTCTTACGATCACCGCAGCATACGCCGGTACCAGAGGCAACGATATCACCGTCGTATCCGTCGCGAACACAGCCGGCGGGTTCGACGTGTCCGTTTATCTCGGTACCGAAGTGGTGGAGACGGTGGAAGGCGTGAAGACGATCGCGGACCTGATCGCGGCAGCAAGCGGAAGCTATGTCGTGTTCTCCGGTGCAACGACCGGAACGGAACTCACGGCTTTCGCATCCACATCCCTGACCGGAGGCACGGACGGAACGTCCGACAATGCGGCGGTAACCGCATTCCTCGACAAACTGGAAACGATTCACTTCAATACGCTCTGCTTCCCGATCACGGAAACGACGCTGCAGAACGCCTGCGTAACGAAGATGAAGACTCTCCGTACGAAGGCCGGACGCTATGTGCAGGCAGTCATCCCGGATGCCACGGTCGATTCCGAGGGCGATATCAACGTCACGAACTCCGTCGTAGTAGACGGAAAGTCCCTGACGCATGCGCAGGCTTGCGCATGGGTAGCCGGTGCGACCGCAGGCGCGAGCAAGACCGAATCCCTGACCTATGTGGAATACGACGGCGCGACCGCTGTCGTGGACCCGAAGACGAACGAGGAAGCGGAACTTGCGATCAAGAACGGAGAGTTCTTCTTCTCCATGAGCGAATCCGACAAGGTAGTCGTCGAATACGACATCAACTCCCTGCATACGTTCACGACGACGAAGACTTCCGACTACCGGAAGAACAGGGTACTCCGCGTGTACGATTCCTTCTGCGAAGATCTGCAGAGCACGTTCCCGCCGAACAAGTTCCCGAACGATACGAAAGGCTGGGCCATCATGGAAGGCCTCGGGAAAGCACTGCTTCAGCAGTATGAGAATGACGGCGCAATCACCGACGTAGACCTGGACAGCGACTTCTTCGTGGATACCGACAAGAGCTCCGGCGATGAGACCTATTTCAACGTCGGACTGAAAGCAGTCGATTCCGCCGAGAAGCTGTATTTCAGCGTCTCCACACGATAAGGAGGGAGATAAATTATGGCAATCAACAGAAAACCGTTAAGCCTCAAGGAAGGACATATCTTCTTTGACGGCGTGGAAGTGATCGATGCGGCAAAGCTTTCGATCAAGTATACCCCGACCGTATGGGAAGGGAAGATGGTCGGGGATAAGGGCACGAACCGCAGATGGATCGGCAGGGACATCACCGGTACTCTCGACGAGTACCGCACAACGCCAAGGTTGCGCAACCTGATCATGCAGTACGAGAAGGACGGAATCACTCCGGAAATCACCATTCAGGGAACCCGGTCCGATCCCGACTCCGACTACTACACGATCTCCGGTTCCGAGACCGTAACGCTTTCGGGCGTCGTCTTTACCGGAGACATCCCGTTCATGGATATCGATATCGACGGCGACGTTGTAAAAGACAGCATCGCATTCGGAGCAAAGAGCCTGACCTGATGACAGAATCCCCCCGCACGGCAAACGCTGTGCGAGGGGTTTTGCTTCATTCAGGTGTTTCACTATCAACAGCCATTTAGGCCGCTACAGGTCAATCTATCGCCCCACAGGGGCAATAAACTGGAGGTCACGTCATGGAAAAATCATTGGAATATTTTATGCGTCCGGAAGCAAAAGAAGACAAGATCATCACGGTACCCGGTCCGGAAACGATCAAGGACGAAAACGGGAACGTGGTCGATATTCAGATCAAGGTACTTTCAACCAAGGAAATTGACGACATCAACAACATGTACAGCGTACGGGTACCGGCGAAGGACCGGAAGGGCAACTATATCATTGACCGCGGCACTCTTGTCTACAAGGACGAGAGGGACAACGGAAAGGCTTCCCGCCACCTGATGGTGGCATCCCTCGTATACCCGAACTTAAAGGATCCGAAGCTGATGGAGTATTTCGGATGCGTGGATGTCACGGAGATGCCGTTTAAGGTGTTCCCGACGAACGCAGAGTTCGGTTATGTATCCAACCAGATCATGATCGCGCTGGGTCTTCGGGAGAAGGAAGAAAAAGAAGAAACCGAGAAAGATATCGAAGCAGCAAAAAACTCATAAACCGCAAGGGCTCGATGGGATTTTGGGCACATATCCTCTGGCAGAGGCACAACCTCCGGCCGGAGGATTTTTATGCGATGCCTGACCGGACGAAAATGTACTATATCGCGTCCGAAAACGTCGAGGGAGAAGACCCTTGCACCAGAAGATAACAGAAAGGAGGCGGTAACGTGGCTTTAGGAACGGGAGCAGGGCTGTCGGTTGTTTTTAAGGCGGTCGATGAAATCAGCGACAAACTGGAGAGCATGGCAAACGGCGGCACGAGAGCCGCCGACCAGTTTGACCAGATCGGGCGTTCAGCCGATAACGCCTACAGCAATCTTCAGAAAGGCGCAACCGAAAGTTCCAGATCTCTGGGAGAACTCGGAAATGCGGAATCGGAAGCCGGTGCAGCCGGTGAGGAAATGGGAACCACAACGGCGGACGCCATGCAGAGCATCAACGCTGCCATGACGGCACTCGGGGCCAAAAAGATAATCGGTGATATGGTAAACGATTTCCGGGAAGCGTCGGACGCTGCGGCAGAGTATGAAACAGCGATCCACAAGGTCATGACGATCGCGGACCAGTCGAAAGTCAATTCCCAGCAGATGACGGATGCAATCACAGCCATGTCGAACGAATCCGGACAGTCGGTGTCCGATCTTTCGGAAGCAACCTATGAGGCTATTTCCGCATCGGTCGATACGGCCAAGGCGGTGCAGTTCGTCGGAACGGCGGACAAGCTGGCCGTAGGCGGCTTTACCGAATCGGCAAACGCCGTGGATGTCCTGACGACGGCAATCAACGCCTACAAGATGAACGCGGACGATGCCGGCAAGATCAGCGATTATCTGATCGTAACCCAGAACTTAGGTAAAACGACCGTGGATGCCCTTGCGCATTCCATCGGTCAGGTGATACCGGTCGCCTCTGCTTACGGCGTGGGACTGGATAATCTTTCCACCGCCTATGCCGTCATGACGGCAAACGGTATCAATACGGCGAACGCTACAACGTCCATCCGTGCCATGCTGAACGAACTGGCAGACGACGGATCCACCGTTTCCGCCACGCTGAAAGAGAAGACCGGAAGTTCCTTCTCCCAGCTGATGGCACAGGGACAGTCCCTTGGGGATGTCCTTCAGGTACTTGGTGATTCGGTAGATGGAGACGCGACGGCCTTTTCAAATATGTGGGGCAGTTCCCGTGCTGCCGTCGGTGCCCTTTCCCTTTACAATTCCGGCGCAGAACGATACAGCAACGTACTGGACCAGATGAAGAATTCGGCCGGTGCTGCGGATGCCGCCTATCAGAAGATGACGAGCACAGAGGATTTCGCGACGAAAAAGCTGCAGAACTCGATGGAGAATATGAAAGTTGCCCTCGGACAGGAAGTGAACCCGGCTCTGGTAAAACTGCAGTCAGGATTTACTTCTTTCATCCAGTCAATCACGCAGGGCATCACGAAAGTACCGGTCCTGTCCACCATAATGGTAGGCTTGGGAGCTGGACTCATGGTTACCGTTGGCGCAATCACGGCCGTTACGGTAGCGACGAACATCCTGATCCCGGCGCTTACGGCAGCCGGTATTGCCAGTACCGCGGCGCTCGGTCCGTTCCTTTTGATCGGGGCAGCGGTCGGCGGTCTTGTGGCTGCCTTCGTGGCTTCTGCCGATGCGGAAGCGAATTCGAAGGATTCCATGGACAAGATGACGTACGCCACGCAGGAAAATTACCAGAAGCTTCAGGATACCAAGGAAGCCTATGATACCGCCTGCGAGAAGTACGGGGAAACATCCGACGAAGCAAGCAAACTGAAATATCAGGTTGATGACCTGACGAAATCCTACGAGGGATCGAAACAGACCATGCAGGAATTCTGCGACAGCTGCGACGATACTGCAAAATCAGCACAAAGAATTCATGATGAGTTAGGTAAAGGTACCGATGCGGTAAGAAACGAAGAAGACGCGAATCTAGGTCTGATCCAGAAGCTGAACGATCTGACGTCCGCGAACTATATCACGGTAAGTTCCGAAGCGGCATCGAAAGCGATCATCGATCAGCTGAACGGATCCGTGGACGGTCTTAACATGTCCTTTGACGAGTTGATCAAAAACCAGCCGCAGGCCATAGCGAAGATGAAAGAAATGGTAGAAGCGCAGGCGAAGCAGGATTTTCAAACCGAGAAGGCCAAAGATTATTATAACGCCTTAAAGGAACGGGACATGGCACAGGATAAGCTGTCGCAGTCTACCCGGGAACTGACGGCCGGGCAGAATGCCCTGACGAAAGCACAGGAAGACTTCGACGAAGCAAGCCGTGTAATGGGAACGGATATGCAGAAGAGCAATACCCAGTATAGCGATGCCCTGGATGCTTTGGAAACCGCAAAGAAGAACGTCAAGGATCTAACCAAAGCCCACGACGAACTTAATGAAAAAAGGGAACAAGCTAATAGAGACGTAAATTCGCTCGCGGATTCATATAACGCCGAAGCGGCTGCTGCGGAAAACACCGCCGTCGCTCAGGACAACAGCGACGAGATGGCAAAAACCGCCATCGAAGACCAGCAAAAAGCCATCGAAGAACTTTGCAAGAGCTATGACGAGGCTTACAACTCCGCTTATGAATCTATCAACAGCCAGATGGGACTTTTTGATCAGATGGACGTTAAGTACGACGGAAGCAGCAAGTCCGTGCAGAAATCCATCGATGAGATGAACAAGGCGTGGGATTCCCAGCTTGCGTATCTTGACCGGTACAACCAGAACATGCAAGCCGCTCTGGATGCCGGCGTGTCGAAAGACATCGTCGCTTCCCTTGCGGACGGTTCCGCGGATTCCGCCAAGAAACTGGATGACATCGTTCAGAAAGTACAGAAGCTGGGCGGAGCCGGATCCGAAGAAGCGAATAACTTCGTTTCCGGTTTTAATGATAAGTTTGCACAGATCACAACGGCGAAAGAGACCTTTTCCACAAACGTGGCAACCATGAAAACGGATTTTGATACCAATATGGCAGCGATCCAGAACACTATGAATCAGACGGTAACGGATATGAACAAATCCGCTGACGCTTCTGCAGCTGCCAAGGCGACCATGGATGCTTACGTTGCACAGATCAAGACCGGGATTTCCAACGCGCAGTCTGCTGTCAACACCCTGAAATTTGCAAACAGCACGCTTCCGATCCCGATTGTTCCGGAGACTACCAAACATGCGAACGGCGGTATCTTCGATACCCCGCACTACGGAGTCTTCGCAGAGAATGGACCGGAAGCATTTATCCCGATCGACAATTCGAAGAACGCCATCGATGTGTGGCAGCAGACCGGGAAGATGCTCGGCGTATTCCAGAACGGTTTGAATCCGGGATTGGCTACACCGGTAGAAACTTATGTGCAGCCTACGGCTGCGGAACAGACAGACAACGCCACCCGTTCTTCCGAAAAGACATTTACTTTAAACATCAACGGTTCCGGCGCGATCCGTATGAACGGGAACGCGAGCAAGGAGCAGATGCTTTCGGTCCTGCAGGAAAATGTGAAGCCGGTCTTGATGGAGATCATAAAGAACGAAATGATGGACGAAGGAGATGAAGCCTATGAGTACTAAATACCAGATGTATCTGAGGCAGAACGGAAAGTTCCGCTTCCCGGTGCTTCCGGAAAAGGTATCCTACGCGACGAAAAGCCTGAACGACAACATCGAGGTAGCGGAAAAAGGCGAGATCACGATCATTCAGGCAGACGGCGCCAAGGTGGTGGAAATCTCCAGTTTCTTCCCGAACCATTATTTTTCCGGAGCGAACACAACGAGCATCAAAAAGGCGAATAAATACGTCCAGCGGATCGAGCAGATCCGGAAATCCGGGAAGCCGGCACGCTTCACCTATACGGGTTCGTTGAAGATCTCGATGTATGCGACGATCGAATCCTTTGAACCGTATGACCAGGGAGGAGATGTCGGAACTATCTATTACAGCCTCAAAATGAAGGAATATCGGAAGCCGTCGGTCCGCAAGATCACGATCAACACGACTGCTTCCTCGGCGACGGTAGAAGCTACAGACGGCCGTACGGACAATACCGCCGCGCCGCAGACTTACACCGTCGTATCCGGGGATTGCCTGTACAATATCGCGAAGCGGTTCTACGGAGACGGAGCGAAGTATACGACGATCTACGATGCCAACAAGGACGTGATCGGAGGAAACCCGAACCTGATCTATGCCGGTCAGGTGTTAAGCATTCCAGCGGCATAAGGAGGTGCGGGATGTATAAGCTTGTCATTATCAACGGAGATCAGGAGGCCTACGACGTGACCCAGATCTCGAGCAAGGTAGAGTGGGGCGGACGAAAAGGTTCCGCCCCTCGCTACGTCAAGGCCACCTTAATGGACGACGACGGGGACGGACATCCGAGGATCCCTATCGACTGCGCCAACGGCTATCACATGATGCTGTACGAAGACGACAAGGAGTTATTCCGTGGAATCATCACGCAGCACAGCCAGGACAGCAAGAAGACTCTGGATGCGACAGCCAAGGACAACATGTTTTATCTTTCCAATAACAAAGACACGTTCGTCTATCAGAACAAGAGGGCGGATGAAGTGTTTTCCGACGCTCTGACGCGGTGCGGAATGACGCCCGGTGTGGTCACGAATACCGGATACGTGATACCGGATCTCGTCAAGGTCAAAAAAACATACTATGACACGATCCTCGATGCGCTGAGCACGACCTACAAGGCGACGAAGAACCGCTACTACGTGAATTCCACGCAGGGCGTCATCAACCTGTTTAAGCGCAGCGAAGCAGCCACCCTGTGGGTGATGGAAGTCGGGGAGAATATCACGGACTACAGCTATTCGAAATCCATCGAGAAGATCAAGACCCGCGTGCGTCTGCTCTCGAAGGATGATGCGGTTGTCTACGAGCAGAGCAACGCCGCTCTGGAAGCGAAGATCGGGATCTTTCAGGACATCAAGTCCATCGACGATACGTACAACGACGCGCAGATGAAGGAACTGGTGGAATCCATGTTCGCGGAATCCGGGAACCCGGAGCAGACGCTCAATGTTTCCGGCATCGGAATCACGGACGTTACTGCCGGCGGATGCGTTTATGTAGTCATCCCGCATCTTTCCATTGCGCGGCCGTTCTACATCGACGAAGACACGCATACCTTCGAAGGAAATAAACACACGATGAAAGTGAAACTGAACTTCGCGGACGATATCAGCACGATCTCATAGGAGGGGACATGAACCTAAACGATAAGACCGGATTTAAACAGCTCTTCCAGACGATGGTCGGGGAAGGCGGGACGATCGTGGAAGGAACCGTTACGAGCGCGTCCCCTCTTTCGGTTACGCTGGCAAATGACCCGAAGGCAATCATCCCGGCGACGGCGCTTTCCGTTTCCAAGCACCTGACCGGATATTCGAGGAAGGCATCCGTGTCCGGAACTCTTTCCGGCGTCGGTGCCACTTCGGGAACGCTGACCATCACGTTTTCGGACGGACTTGCTGCCGGAGATACAGTTTACATGCTTTCGTATAACAACGGGAAACGGTATTACATTCTGGACAGAAAGGGGGCATAAAGATGGCGCTGAACACAACGGTACCGTTCGAAACACTGAGCACAGAGCAGCTCAAGACATCGAATACGTTCTTCATTGACTGGGACAAAGGCCGTATCCACGGCATGGTGGACAAACTGGAAGCCGTAAACCAGTTTATCAAGAAAGCCCTGATCACGCCGCGTTTCCGGTGTCTGATCTACGACCATAACTACGGTTCGGAGATCCAGCAGGCGATCATCGAGGAAGGTGCCTCCCGGGAATACATCGAAACGGAAATGCAGTTCCTCGTGGAGGATACCCTGATCCACGACGAACGGATCTTGAAAGTATACAACATGGAGATCGAATTCTTGGACGCCTATCCGAATCAGGACGGCGTTCTTGTTAAATTCGACGTCGATACGATCTATGGAACCGTACATGAAGAGGAGGTGATCTGATGTTTGAAGACTATACGCTGGACTACTTCTTGAAGCAGGCCAGAGAACAGGGAGAAGCATACGGCGTAGATACGCGGGAAGGCTCCGTTTATATGGATGCCTGTACCGGGCACTGCATTCGGACTGCGAAGTTCTATTCCGACCTGTCGAATTTCTATGAAATGAATTCGATCGACACCGCTACCGGTACGCTTCTGGACGAGAAAGCAAAGGAACGGAACCTGGCGAGAAAAGCAGCTACGCCGGCAGTATACAACGTAACATTCGTCGGTGTGGCGGCTGCCGATCTTCTGGGAGACCGGTTCATGGCCGGCGGCTATTATTTCACGCTTGTGAAGATCTCGGACGGATACTATCTGCAGTGTGAAACGACCGGAGCCGCTACGAACTCCGTCGCCTCGGGAACCGCAGCCGTTCCGGTCCGAAATACGATGGGACTCACGTCCGCTACGATCGGGATGATCTACGAAGAAGGAACGGACGAGGAAACGGACGATTCCCTGCGGGAACGCCTGAAAGACGTTGTTTCAAACACAGCTGAGAACGGGAACAAGAAGCATTACAAGAGCTGGTGCGAGTCAATCGACGGAATAGGACGGGCAATCATCTATCCGCTGGCGCTCGGAGACAATACCGTCAAGGCGGTACTGATCAGTTCTGCCGGAACCGCGCCGACATCTGCGCTGGTGGACAAGGTACAGGAATATGTGGATCCGAATCACGAAGGACTGGGAGAGGGTGCCGCCAACATCGGCGCCCATTTTTATGCCTATGCTGCCGTGGAAACCCAGCTTTCCTTTACCCTGACGGCCGTCCTTGCATCCGGGTATACCGCCGAGCAGGTCAAGGCGAATGCCACGACCGTACTCACGGCGTACTTAAAAAAAATCGCTCTGGAATCGAGCGACGATACGCAGATGGTCATCCACTACGTGCAGATCGTTTCCATCCTGACCGGAGTGGACGGCATCAGCGACTTCCGGGATCTTGAGATAAACGGAGGTTCCGCCAACATCACCATCGGCACCGATAACGTAGGCGTCCTCGGGGAGGTGACGGTCAATGTCGGGACTTAACGTATTCAACAACCAGCAGCGCAGCGGATATGACGAGATCGTTTCGTACAGCCCGCGCTACTGGCTGGATATCCGCGAAATGGTCGCGATCTGGAAGTTCGCCGGATGGACGGTCGATCTGATGGCACAGGATATGGAAGGACTCGAGCAGGCACAGTTCATCGCCTACATGAGCGAAGCCTCCATCGCACGCATGGAGAAGTTCCTAGGTATCCCGTACTACCCGAACAAGTCCCTGTCCGAGCGACGGGCTTTCGTGCAGGCGATCTGGACAAAATCCGGAAAGATGTCGAAAGACAAGATCACGGAGATCATCAATGCTTTCGCCGAATGCGCCTGCACCGTGGAGCTCAAGAATTCGGAGATCGTGATCAACATGACCTTTACCGGGGACCCGTCGGAATACATAGACGATATCCGGACGATGATTGAAGGGTCCATTCCGGCACACCTAGGCCTGCTGTTCAAGGGCAACCTGGACCAGAACATCGTTTTTACTTGGACGAACCACGTGATCTTAAACCGTATCATCCATCACATGTACTTCTTCATGTACTACGCGCCGACGGATATCTTTCTGGACGGCAGCTGGTACCTGGACGGTTCCGTCACCCTGAAGAACGGCTATTACATCTTCCCGATGGGGACCGGATGGAAGTTCCAGATAACGATTCTGGACGGCTTCACCGGAAAGACGGTTATTCCATGGTATGTGTCGCAAAACGAGGCTGTAGCCCTTTATTTCACGCCACACGTCGAACTGACAGTAGACAACACGAACGAATCTTTTGAAACAGCAACTATCCATCGGTTCGGGGACCAGATTTCCGAATCCGACTCCATACACCTGATCATGAACAGCAGCCTATGGTATCTGGACGGGACTTACTATCTCGACGGAACCAACAAACTGGCCGCAAAAATAGAAGAGGAGGACATCTAACATGAGTGAATCAGTCGTAACCAATAAGGCAAAGGCAAAAATGGTAAAGGCAAGGGCAGGAATCATAACGACCGTTCCGAAAATCGTAGGAGTGGCTTTCGGAGACGGAGCCGCATCCGGATCCAGCGTACGCACACCGCTGGCAACGGATACCGCGCTGCAGAACGAACTGCTCCGGCAGGTCGTAGACAGCTACACGCTGCAGGCGGACGGAATCAGCGTCCTATATGTCTGCACACTGGCCAAAGCGACACTGGCCGGAAAAAGCATCAATGAGGCAGCCCTCTATGACGCCGACGGAGATCTGGTCGCGATCAAGAGCTTTTCCGCAAAGGGCAAGGACAGCGACATGGAGATGGTGTTCCAGATCACGGACACATTCTAAAGGAGGGATGAGAAATGAAAGACTATACAAATACCAGTCCGTCGTACAACAGCAAAGTTCCGGAGTTCGATACGACGGATAAAGGCCATGCAGATATACTGAACCAGGCGGTGGAACAGCTTGCAAACAACACGTTCGCCAACCATGATGCCATCGACAAGGTCAAGGATCCTACCTACGACACGAGCGATACCAGTACGATCACGAGTTTCCCGACATTCCTCTCGAAGTTCGTGACCGGACTGAACATCTTCAAGTTCTTTGCGGATCTGAAGGCAGGTCTTGCGTACGTACTCCATACCGGGAACATCGTAAACAACTGCGTTTCCACTTCAACCGGAAACGTGCTGGATGCGTACCAGGGAAAAGTCCTGCAGGACAACATCACGGCGGAAGCGACCGCAAGAGCGGCAGCAGATACTCAGTTAAATAGTAAATTAATGATCGGTACTACTGCAAATCTTACGTTCAATGGTTCTGTAACTGAATCTGGTAGTACCGGCGGTCTTGCTAAAATTATTGGCAGGATTGTATGGGTAAGCGGATATTTCAAAACATCATGGTATGGAGACTCAGGCGCTCTTGTTAATATTGCAAATGCAATTCCTGTACCGTCTTTAAATACGTACTTTTCATGCAGTGCCAAAGGAAAACCGGCAATGACCGGATTCGTTACGGCGGGAGAAAGAAGTATAAAATTTAATCTCGAAGCAGTTACGGGAGAAACCGTTTACTTCAATTTTACTTATCCTATCGATTAATTTATAACTGCGTCAAATTAACCTTATATGAATTTCCGCCGTATCTCCAACACAAAGTACCATCGTTTTCGATATAGATATATCCGGCAATTACACCAACATTTTCAAGGCATATCGATGCACGTGCCAAGCTGTTTTCATTGGTTTTTGCAGAAATAACGATTCCGGCCTGATCACGCTCATGTCCGAATAGTTTATTTGTAAACGTGTTTTGTGACGCGGTGAAAGTATTCGTATCCGCCAATCCTGCTTTATTACTATTTAGCTTTTAATCAATAATTCGTTGTGACATTTATGATGTAATCATGCCCGTCGGTTGATAGAAAATGTAGTTTATTGTCATCGGACTCAAGATATAAGAAACATCCACCATTTCCGGGATTGTGAAAACCATAACCGGCTCGGTTTTGCACCGTTGATCTTGTGGCCACGAAATTTGCTTTGAGATATGCGGTTCCAGGCGTTCGTTCTACATCTTTTATTACTTGTATAATACCCGTTCCATTATTATCCAAATTCAGCTTGTATGTATTACTATTTTACGTATCCTTTGAAATCGTCCATATTTTTGTTTTTTCTCCGGTCGAGCTGTTATAGTACCAATAGGACAAATCGCTTGCCGTAATTTCAAGATATAGTTCGTTTATACCAGAAAGGCCGAAATGCAAATAATTATCTCCATAGCCTTCAATCGTACCTCTAGAAAAAGTAATAGAATGAAGGCTATCTGCGAGAACGAACTTACTAATTTATTGATAGCGGGCAAATTGCAATAAAACGATAGCTTTGCGCTGATTTTGGAAGACCAAATCGGATAACATATTTTTGTATATCGGAATTGAAATAAATTGATCCTTCACCAGCGCCACCGCTATAACTACAAACCGGGAATGATATTTCATCGGTGTCAGAATCCATCACAATCTGACCTGATGTAAGTCCAAGTATATTCATAAGGTTTAATCCTGTTCCGATTGTTGACGACGAAAATCTCCCGCTTATAATAAGTATTTTGTCACCGACGATATACGCATTTATATGATGTTCAGTAATCACAGATCCGTACTGCAAAGTAATTTCAGTATTACTATTTAAACGAGAGAACCTCCTTTTGGTACAATGGTACTGAAAGGAGGTGATTTCTTGGAAGAACTCATAAACGAGATCGTGCAGGCGATGGGACCATACATGGATGCCGGGCAGATGGACCGACTCAAAGAAACACTCTACATCAAGTTGCATGACAAAAAGATCGTTCAAGAATCACGAGAGGTTGCCGTAAATAGTATAGACGACAACGAGAAGAAAATTCGAATGTTTATTGGATCAAAACAGACGACCGGAAGAAAGCCCGGGACTCTGAAACAGTATTCCGATGAGATTCATAAAATGCTCGAATTTGTCAAAAAAAGAATCGAAGATATTAACACGATGGACCTACGATATTACTACGCCGTATGTCGTAAAAGAGGAATCAGTTTATGTACGATGCAGACCAGGATTCATTACCTTTCTTCCTTCTGGGATTTCCTAATCAGCGAAGATCTGGTACAAACGAATCCGGTCAAAAAGATAGGGAATATCATGGTGGAAAAAACCCTGAAACAGCCCTATTCTGCTGAAGAAATGGAGAAGTTAAGAAATGGATGCAAGACGATACGCGACCGTGCAATCATCGAATTTTTATATTCGACCGGAGTACGTGTTTCGGAACTGTGCCGGCTGAACAGAGACGAGATCGACATCAATTCTTCACAGCTGAAAGTCTTCGGAAAAGGTTCAAAGGAACGTATCGTTTATCTGACTGACGGAGCACGATACTACCTTCGAAAATATCTGATGCAACGCAACGATATGGAGCCGGCATTGTTTGCTTCACTGATCGCTCCGCATGAACGACTTACTGTTTCCGGAATTCAATTCATGCTGCGCGAGCTGGGAGAAAAAGTCGGAGTTGAAAAAGTTCATCCGCATAGATTCCGCCGAACGATCGCGACAGATCTTCTAAGCAGAGGAATGCGGATCGAAGAAGTAAAAGAGCTTTTAGGCCATGAGAAAATTGACACGACTTTGATCTACTGCGACATCAAACAGATGAATGTAAAGACCAGCTTCATGAAATTTGCGTAAGACGAACATCGTATAATAATCCTACATTTTGAATGAATATGACATCCTTCGGATGTCTTTTTGTCGTGTTTATCAGAAAAAGTGTAGGATTTCATACTCTGCATTAAATAGTTGGAGGCCAAAGATCATCAAAAAAGAGCTACAACATGCTCTGAACAATTTAGTAATATGCAAAAATGGGATGCTGAAGATTCCCATAAATTTCAGGTGCTTACCGTCACCGGGGCATCATTAGGAATAGCTGCTGGTTATTATATACTCATGACTTATGCAATTTGGTACAACGGAAACATTGTTGAAGGAATTCAGATTGCCTTTGGATTTACCACAAATAAAAATTATGTACGTGGGTGGTCCAATAGCGCAGTAGTTTTTGCATGGTCTGAGTTTTAAATAGTAATTTAGGATCTGCAAGAACACGGTGCGCATATCAATTTCGAGCTAAGACATCAAGTACAGAACAAACCCTTGTAGATAATCAAAAAGTATGGTTTGATGTCATGACTCCGTCAGATAGTCCGTGCTATACAATCGATATGACGAATTGGACGGTTACAATCAAGAAAACAGGGCTTTATTTAATAACCGTCGGGATACACGGCTATTTGGCAGCATACAGTAAATGTTCATTCATGATCAACGGGATGTCCTATCCTCCGCAGTTCGACTTTTCAAATCCTACAAGCGGAACCGTTCAATGCAAAACTACAATCTCAACTTTTGAATATATACCGGCGGGAACGGTTTTGTCTATTCGATTAAGCGGTTTAAACGGTACTGGAGCAATATACGGTGGGAATACATCGAATTCAACATTTTGGGACATCGTAAACCTTAGCGAAATTTCATAACAAATTCAACATCATAGCGCTTTCCAGTCAGTAAATCCGAAAGCTGATCCATTACTATAAATGTTTCGAATATAGGCTAGTGTTGTTGAACTTGAACCGTTTCCGTAATAGTAATACGCTGTTTGTGTTCTCCAATATACGCCACCAAATATGGAAGATTCTGCATGAATGATCCATCTATATCGTTTTCCGTCGATTGGCGTATAACAGTTATACCAGCCCGGATTTACGAGATCATCCAAGTTATAGTTATCAGCAAGATCGATTCCGGCATGAAATTCATTATATAAAGAGGCATAATTACTATTTAACGTAGAGAAACCCGTATTTCGGACGTTCCGAGATACTTTTTCCATATAAAAAATCACGAAGAAAAAACGCTGAAAGTTGAAAAAATATAGTTATAAAAATCCATAAAATAATGATTCGATTTCTTAAAAGCTAATAATAAATTGCAACGAATCATACAATTTTATTTGAATATCGGTTAACCGAGATCCGAATCGCGGATAAAAGATGCACAAGAATACAGCATCGAAAAGCTTTCACGGATCCTTAGAATTCGATAGTTTGTATTTTTGTAAATCTATTTTGCGTATATCTATACATGAAAACAGGTTTCTTTGCTCCCGAAAGGGAGCTTTTTTATATTCAAAAATGAAAGGAGAAGTTATGTCAAAGGAGAAGATCAGTATCGGATCCAGCACTAAAAAGTATGAGATCGAGGAAATTTCACAGAATCAGCCACATGTTTTAAAGATCGTTTTTGCGGGAGACATCCCGAAGAATTTCGGGGACATAGAAGTTTTTACGGCGGGAGATATCCAGTGTGCGAATCTTCCGGGCTACGGGACGATATGGAAAAAAGATAACAAGACAGTTTGGCTTTCTGATGACGGATCCGTTTACACGGAACCGAAGAAGGATACATCTGAAGTACCGAAGGAAAAATGAACGCCAGTTTTAAACGATGGGTACGCATTTCGACTTCTGGAAAAGGAGGTGAACTCATGAAAAAGAAAGTCAAAAAAATCATTGACTGGCTTCTGGGAGGCGATGGAGCGTTGGACCGCCTTGCGGAAACAATCAGCAGGGGGTGAAAACTAAGTGGGAGAACAGGAAGTACATATCGTCGTTACTGCAATTTTGAGTGCGATCGTTGGTGGGGGTGGTCTTACCGGTTTGGCATTCAGCTTTATGCGAAGGTACATTGAAAAGAAGCTTTCGGCAAGTGAGGAAAAAAGAAAATCCGAAATAAGGAACAGAGTTGAGCGCATTAAGATCAACGACGAACTGCAGCATTGCCAGGGGCGTCTTCTTTTTTGGATGCACAAAGCCATTATAACCGGTGAGCACAATGGTGATCTTGAAAATGCTATGGAAATGTATCAGAAAGCAGAAGAAACAAAGAGGGATTTAGACAGACAGATTATTGCGAATGAAGAGATTGTATAGAAGCGAACCCATCGTTCCAATACCATATCAGTAATACTAAAATAAGGAGGAATCAATTATGGATGCAAAGAATACTTGGACAGATCTGTCCGGAAATGTTGATGCGGGACCCATGACCGGAAAACATGGTACCGGCCACGATGACGCAGTGAAAGCCGAGAAGATTAGCACCAAGACAAATCGCGACTGGGATACCACGAACGTTCCGGCTGATGGACCGACGTTCGGAACGGAGCACGATGACAGCAACGTACGCGGGAAGGGTAAAGAAGTCCTTCATGCGCATGCGAAAGAACCGGAATAAACAAAGGAGGAAATTAAGATGAGCGGTTTTGGAATTGCGAGTTATGCGGCTATTGTGGCCGTATGTTATGTGGTAGGCAATATCGTCAACAAGACAAAGTGGGCCAATGTATGGACCAATGTCGCCTGTCTTGTTGCCGGGGCGATCTTCGGAGTCATTGCGTATTATACCGGTGTTCCGATCGGCGCCTCAAACTGGCTTGACGCCATGGCGACGGGAATCGCGAGTGGCCTCGCTGCTACCGGCGTTTATGAACTGGGTAAGAACGTTACGACTACAAAGGAATAAAGAAAGGAGGCACATCATGGCCAAGAAGGGAAAAGGCGGTAAAGGCGGAAAAGGCGGCGGCTGCGGTCGCTGACAAATCAGGGCGGCAGGCTTCGGCTTACCGCCCGTTTTTTTCATTTAAGGAGGAAATCATATGAATGCTTATCAGGCAGGGATGAAACTGCTCTGTGGAAGTTATTCGGAATATACGCCTACTGGAAAGTCCAATTTTGTAAAGGCCGGTAGATGGTACAAGGTACCTGAAAAGGGAGACTATGTCTATTACTATTCCGACAGCATGGGCCGAGTCTGCCATGTCGGTATCGTTGTAGAAGTGAACCGGAAGAATCATACGTTCTCATTCTTTGCGGTAGAAGGGAACACGTCCGGAATTGCCTATGAGAGAAATGGCGGTTGCGTTGCGCAGAAAACATATCTGGACATTTCCTACGATAACGTGGGCGGATCCAACCGGATCAATGGATTCGGAAGGCCGATGTTCGGAGACGATACCTGTACCCCGGATGATCTTATCGCAGTCGTTAAAGGAGAGATCGGCTACATCGAGCACGCCACTCCGGATCAGGAAGACGATCCGAAAGCGAATCCGGGCAGCAACAACTTTACAAAGTATGGACGGTGGTACGGTGACGACGGCGTTTACTGGTGTCAGGAATTCGGCAGCTGGTGCGGCTATCATGCTTGCGTGATCGCCTATGCAAGAAAAGAGCATACTGAAAAATGGGAGCAGCAGGAAGACGGACGCTGGATGTATCGCATGGCAGACGGCGGGTATGCAACTGGCTGGCAGTACATCAATGGCAGGTGGTATGCCTTTGATGATGCCGGAACCATGATCAAGGGTTGGTTCATATCAGAGGACACCTGGTACGTCCTCGGAGAAGATGGCGGAATGCTCTCCAGCCAGTGGTACGACTATAGTAAGGACGGATCGACGAATCAGTATTACCTTACGAGTACCGGTGCCATGGCCACGAACACATATGTCAAGGACACCCGTACGAATATGTATTACTGGATCGACAAAGACGGAATCTATGAAAAACAGTGGGATACGCCTACCCCGGATCTTGAAAAGTACGAAGTAGCAGTTTAAACATCAATCCTGATGTATGTGTCGTGTTCTCATGATTTGCCTAACGGAAAACGTGATTCTCTAACATTTCACAGAATGACGGATCGGATTCTGTTAGAACAAATAGGAAGGAGCAGCGGCATATATGATCAGGATTTTACTTTCTGTAAGGCTTGGGGAACGCAAGTGGACGCAGGCGGACCTGGCACGGAAAACCGGAATTCGGCCGACCACGATCAGTGAACTGTACCATGAGATCTCTGACAGGGTAAGTCTGGAACATCTGGACTTGATATGCGAAGCCCTCGATATCGATCTCGGCGATCTGATTACACGGGTACCGAATGCAGAATCGCAGATCACCCACACCATCAACGGTTCCCGAATCCCACCTTCAACGGCTTAGTGCTGCAACACAAGCCAAAGAAAACGCCCGGTTCACCGCCGGGCGCTTTTTTTTATTCCCATTTCCTCCGCATTCAGTTTGATGGAATCCCTTAGATACTGCAGATCGAAGTCGTTGTCAAGATAGCCGTACGCGACCGTGTCCACATAGGACTGTGACGGGATCCCGGGTTTCCGCTTCGGATCCATGATATAGACCATTCCTTTCTTCTTCCCGTATAGCGCGGTATCCACCATTACCTCGTCCTTGTAATAGAACGTCGGGTATCCTTCGTACAGGTCAAGGTTCCATTCATCCATCCGAGTGATCTTCCATAGAAGGACCGGCGTCATCGCTCCCTGCTTTTTTCGGATTGACAGGTAGGCTCCGGTCTTGCTTCCGCGATAAATCAGTTCCCAGTTCATCAGGTACCCGCGGCTATAAGGCTTCGCCCCCGGGCACCGTCTCGACATCTGTTCCAAATTCAAGTTGCTTCCATAGGCTATATATAATCTCTGCATTTCGATTCTTCTCCTTTGTTGATAGAATTAAGCGGCATCCCTGCAAACGGTCCCTGCGGCCTTTTTAAGAGGTGTCATGAGGTGAAGTCTGCAGGTCCTGAACTCGTTTCCGGTAAGACCGAGACGGTTCGTCAGGATGTTCCGCATGATCGTGACTTTCTGTGCCGGCGTGTAGTTCTTCATGCTCCGGAAAACGATGTGTTCCTGCGAATTGATGGACCAGGCGGAGACTGCCAGACAGAACTGGATATAGGCTTTGATCTTGCCGGCATGGAGCGTTCCGTTGAATAGCCTGAACTCTACGGTTCCTTTCGTAAAGAAGGCGTGAAGATTGATTCCGTGGTACCTGGTTTCGTTATAGTGCTCATGGTTGATTCCGCCGCAGTAACCGTCATTCGCACGGCCGTACCAGATCCGCTCTACGGTTTCCCGATCGAGGACTGCGTTCTTTTTCATCTCCTTGAGGATGTTCTCGTTCAGCTTATGGCACCAGCGGTTCGCTCTCTGTCCGATTTCAAGGCTGTCGTAGATCAGGTCCTGTCTGGCGATCATGAAGCAGACCAGCCGCTTCAGGGAAAGCGGAGAGTGGTTCGCACCGTCCACATGAACATGGATCCCGCAGGAATTGTTGGAGAAAGCGCCTTTTTCCCGAAGTTCCCGTACGATCTGCTGCAGGTCTTCGAGATCATCATAGGTAAGGATCGGGCTGACCATTTCGGTCTGGTAATCTTCGGAAGCGTAATGCTTGCTGTTCTCAGATCCGGATTTCACTTCGGGGGAAATGCTGGAGTCTCTTTCCAGTTTCCATGTACGGCCTTTAGTGTCCTTGGCAATGAAAGTGCGGTAGCATCCGCCTTCATAGTAAGCGTTTCCGGTGTGGTAATGGGCGGCTACGACCTTTGCCGCATTTTCTCTCGTGATTCCCGTCATTTCGATTTCGATTCCGTATCTCTGATCCTGCATCTTCATGGTGTTTTCTCCTTTGCGTTTGTGTTCCGAACCTTTGTTCTCCTGTTTCTATTGCTATATTACCATATGTACCTACCGTGTCAATAGGTTATTCAAATATTTTCTTTAATATTTCAAAGATAAACATTGACAAATAGAATATTTACTTTTAATATAGTAACAGGAGGTGGTAACATGATGACATTTAAGCCGCTGTGGAAGACCCTGATCGATAAAGATATGAAAAGATCAGAGCTCGTAAGCCTTGCAGGGCTGAGCAGCCAAGCAATAGCAGCCATGGGAAAAGACGAAACAGTTTCTCTGAAAACGATCGAGAAAATATGCGCAGCTCTTCATTGCAGAGTACAGGACGTTATAGAATATAGGGAGGAAAAGTCCATGACAAAGTACCGGGTAGAATATCAAAGCGGAGAAAGCAGAAATGGAAATAAAGCTGTTGACTGGATGATGGCCAGGATTCCGCAGGAAGAAGGAGAGGACATCGAACTCTATGCGGAAACAGATCCGATCGACGGAGTGGAAGACGGAACTTATGAAACGCTGAAAGCAGAAATACTTGATCAGGCAGCGGAAAAAGGTATCCCATCCGAAAGTCTGAAATTCTGGTATGATAGAGCATAA